GCGTTAGATAAAATAATTTACGTGGGTGGCAATAGCCATCCTTTGATTGTAGAACAGGCAGAAGCGTTTAAAAAGCAAATCCGTGGGGTGTTGATTGAGTATATGAAACAAGCTATTCGTTCAGACCGCACAACTTTGGCAAACCAATTCCGCGATGCTGGGCATTCGGAACTTGTAAAACTATTGGAGATATAACATGGCAATAACAGTAGGAACAGCGATGCCCACAAGTTTTAAAGTGGAACTACTTAAAGGGCTACATGATTTACAAAATGGTGCGGATACTTTGAAGATTGCGTTATTAAAAGCAACCGCTTCTGGTAGTGGCACTTACGGTGCAGCAAGCACTAACTACAGTGATATTACTGGTAACAGTGATGAAACAAGTGGTTCAGGTTATAGTGCAGGAGGTAATACTCTTACTAACGTAACTCCGGTTGCTTCTAGTACTACGGCAGTTTGTGATTTTAACGACACTACTTGGTCAAGTGCTTCTTTTACTACTTGTGGAGCGATGATTTACAACACTAACAACTCTAATTCTGCTTGTGCGGTGTTAAGTTTTAGTGGTGACCAAACTGTTAGTACTGGCGACTTTACCATTCAGTTCCCTGCTGCGGGTGCTTCTACTGCGATTATTCGTATCGCTTGAGGCTGAACAGTGGCAGATAAAACTGTATATCTTGGCGCTGTATGGGGTAAAGACGGTTGGGGTGACGGTGCTTGGGGTGCTAATGGAAATGTATCTGTTGTAGGGACAGGTGCAATAGGGACAGTAAGTTTTGTTCTGGATGAAAATATCGTACCGACAGGTGTAGCAGGTACAAGTGCAGTAGGCACGGTTACCATAAGCCGAACTGGAGTTGTAGTTCCAACAGGTGTAGCAGGAACAGGTGCGGTAGGGACATTAGGTTTATCCTATAACAACATTGTATATCTCGGTGCTGTATGGGGTAAAAATGGTTGGGGTGACGGTGCTTGGGGAGACAATGGGAATGTCTCTGTAGCAGGGACAGGCGCGATAGGCACTGTAAGTATAGCTCTTTCAGACGCTATTGTACCGACAGGTGTAGCAGGGACAGGCGCAATAGGTAGTGTAGGGATTATCAGAGATGATACAGTAATCCCAGCAGGTGTAGCAGGAACAGGCGCAGTAGGGACTGTAGTCATTTCTTTTGCAGAAACGATTGTTCCAACAGGCGTAGCAGGAACAGGCGCAGTAGGGACAGGCACAGCTACTGTACTACCAACAGCTACAGGTGTGGCAGGAGCAGGTGCAGTAGGAACTGTAGGGTTATCTTTTAGTGGCTCAATAGTGCCTACGGGTGTAAGCGGTACGGGTGCGATAGGAACGGTAGTTAGGGGTGGTTGGACAACAATAAATGATTCACAAACACCTAGCTGGGTAGATATAAACAAAGCGGCATAGGAATATATTATGGCTACTTACGTAAACAATTTAAGACTTAAAGAAATTACCACTGGGGATGAAGACGGTACTTGGGGTACTAGTACTAATACTAATTTAGAGCTTATCGCTGACTCGCTTGGGTATAACACACAAGCCTCTTTCGCTTCAGACGGTAACGCTACTACAACTGTTGCTGACGGTACAGCAGACCCAGCAAGAGCACTTTATTTTAAAGTTACTTCAGGCGCTACTTTAAGTGCTACTAGAGAACTTACAATAGCTCCTAACACATTATCCCGTTTGATGTGGATAGAAAATGCCACTACGGGCAGTCAGACCATAACCATTAAACAGGGTTCAGGTGGCACTGTTAATATCGGCACTGGGGAAACTAAAATAGTTTACTTAGATGGAGCAGGAGCTGGCGCTGCTGTTGTAGATGCTTTAGCTAATTTTAATTTAAGCCTAACAAGTCAAGTTACTGGGACACTACCTGTAGCAAATGGTGGTACTGGAATTACATCTTTCGGCACTGGGGTAGCAACGTGGATAGGGACACCTTCTAGTGCTAATTTGCGCTCTGCGGTTACTGATGAAACTGGCACAGGGGCTTTAGTTTTTGCTACAAGTCCAACTCTTGTTACGCCCGTTTTAGGGACACCTGCTTCAGGTAATCTCCAAAGTTGTACCGCAGATGGTACGGATGAGGTTGGTTTTAGAAACGCCCCTGCTGTAGGAACAAAAACATCAGCTTATACGTTAGCTGTAGGAGATGTTGGCAAGTATGTTCAAGTTGGTAGTGGTGGCTCTATTGTAATACCTAACTCTGTTTTTGCAGAAGGCGATGTAATTTCTATTTTTAATAACACCACAGGTGATGTGACCATAACTTGTACAATCACTACTGCCTACAAAGCAGGTGAGGACGCTGACATTGCTACGGCAACTTTAGCCACGAGAGGGGTTGCCACTATTTTATTTATTAGCGCAACTGTGTGTGTCATTACTGGAAACATATAAGGGTAACTACTTATGTCTGGAATAACTTTAATGATGCTGGGCAACTTTGCTACAGGAGAACCACCTATAGAAGGTCAACTGTGGGGCTGGGGAGGACAGGCTTTTTATAGTGGCGCTGTTGGAAATAACACAAGTGTAGATGTTAGTTCTCCTGTACAGGTCGGTTCTCTTACCACTTGGTCAAAAATTGGTGCTTCCCCTAATGGGTTTACTAACACAGTAATTAAAACAGATGGCACTCTTTGGGCGTATGGAAGAGGTACTCTTGGTCAAAATGGCGATGGAAATAGCCTTAATCGTTCTTCTCCTGTACAGGTCGGTTCTCTTACTACTTGGGCACAGGCCACTGCTTCTATATATAATGCATTAGCAGTAAAAGAGGACAACACGTTTTATATTTGGGGGCATAACACTTACGGACAGTTTGGAACTAATAATATTACGGGAAACCGCAATACTCCTGTGGCATTATCTGGTCAAAGTGTAGCTACCACCAAGCATAGCATTGCTATGAATTATAGTACGGTCGGTGTAATAACTACATCCGGTAATCTAGTGATGTGGGGTTCAAACAGTTCCGGTGCTTTAGGTATCAATCAGAAAGGAGGTGTGTCCGGAATAGAAGGGAGAAGTTCTCCGGTGCAGGTAGGTAGTCTTACTGATTGGAGTGAACTATCTATAGGGGCAGAATGGGTTTTGGCTGCGAAAAATGTTGGCGCTGCAAAAACTTTTTGGACGTGGGGTTATAACGGTAATGGAGAATTGGGCCACCTTGACATAGTAGCTAGAAGCTCTCCGGTGCAGTTGGCTATTGGTGCTTCATGGGTAAAGGGTGTGGCTGGTGCAAATCACTGCCTTGCTATTAGGACAAACGGGACGCTTTGGGCATGGGGTTATAACTCTTATGGTCAACTAGGGATTGGGTCAACGGTGCATAAAAGCTCTCCAACACAGGTAGGGTCTCTTACCACTTGGTCTGAGGTTGCTGCTGGAAACCGTATGTCCATAGGGATAAAAACAGACGGAACTCTGTGGATATGGGGAAGCGGAGCGAATGGGCAAACAGGCCAAAACAATACTATCCAAGTAAATTCTCCGGTGCAGTTAGGTGGTCTTACCACTTGGGCAGCAGCAGAATGTGGGGATCAAAATACTGTAGCTATTAAGACACCGTAATGGAAAAACTATACTTCTTATCAGGTTTACCTAGATCAGGCTCTACTGTCTTGGCCGCTTTGCTACAACAACATCCTGATATGCACCTAACCGCTACGTCAAGTTTGCTAAACATCATCATTGGCGTACTAAAAGCGTGGAGCGAGTCAATAGAACAAAAGTCCAGCATCCAAACTCAAAAGATGCAAGAAAAAGAAATACAAAAAATACTAGAAAGTATTTGTAAAACTAAATACGCAAATATTAAAGAACCTATTGTTTTAGATAAATCAAGAAGTTGGGCTTCAGAAATTAACCTAACTACGATGCGTGAAGTCTTGGGGTACGAACCTAAAGTTATTGCTACCGTCAGGAATGTCGAAGATTGTGTAGCTTCTATGGTACGTGTAGCAAACCCAAATAATCTTCCTGAGTTTTTTCGTACCTCTAAACTTATAGATCACGTTAAAAAATCGTATCAAACTTTGTTGGGAGCGCATAATGCTTGTCCTGAATACTTACATTATGTTGAGTATGAAGACTTAGTAAGTAATCCAGAAAAAGTGTTATGCGATGTTGAAAAATTCTTAGGGTTAACTCCTCATACTTACGATATAAACAATATTGACGCATCAAACTTGCAAGAGAGGGATGAAAAAGTTTGGGGGATAAAAGGTTTACATAACGTTCGCAAAACGCTTAAAAAACAGGATACTTTACCTGCAAAAGACGTATTAGGTTATAAATATCGTGAGTTCGTACAGCCTCGTTTTTGGCAAGGTGAAACAAATACATCTCTTCCTATACACAAGCTGGATATGATGTTGGGAGCAGGACTACTTGGAGATTTAAATGAAGCAGCCAGATTAGGGGACGAGCTTGGTAGAGAAGAACCTTTTAATAATCGCGCTGCTTTTAATCGGGGTTGGTACGAGTTACGAAGAAATAACTTATTGAAAGGGCATAGGCTTATGTTTCAAGGAAGACATGAGGGAGTATTTGGTAACCCCCCTCTTCCTACCCCTGCTCCGTTGTGGGATGGAGTAAGCAAAGGCACTGTTTTACTTAATCTTGAAGGTGGTTTAGGAGATCAAATTCACGGTGCGGGTATGGTGCGTTACATTGTAAATAAAGGTTGCGATGTGGTTGTGGCTTGTTCCCCAGAATTAATGAATCTCTTTCGAGATATTCCCGGTGTCAGCGCGGTTGCTCAGTTAGAAACCGCTGGTGGTGTTATACATGATTTTTGGGTTCCTGCCATGTCTGCTGTAATACCGCTTGAGTTACAGTATGCAGATGTTGATGGGTCGCCTTATATCTCTAAACCTTTAACCGCAGCAAATAAAAAGTTTCGAATAGGGCTTAGATGGCAAGGTAACCCTGAGTTTGAACACGAGCAACACAGATTATTCCCAAGTAATAAATTGTTTGATGCAGTAAAAGATATGGATGCGGATTTTATATCTTTACAACGTGACGAAGGTTCGCAGCATAAACCAGAATGGGTAAAGGAAGTTCCACTTCAACATTGGGGCGACACTCGACACGCTATTGCAACATGCAATTTAGTAATTACTTCTTGCACTTCTGTAGCCCATCTATCTGCGGCAATGGGGGTAAATACTTGGATAATAGTACCTATTCTTCCTTATTATTTGTGGGCAAAAGACGGAAGCACTACTGAATGGTACGATAGTGTTACTTTGTTTAGACAAACAAAGTTTAAAAATTGGGATAGTCCTTTTTTGCAAATACAAGAACAACTGAATAGTTTAGGAGATACAAATGGCAACACAAACAGGGTTTTGGCTACGAGTAATAGACGGCGAAGTAAAAGAAGTTTGGGACACCACGCCGCCTAGCGGTCAAGAAGGTTGGGTAGAAGCGGTAGAAGTTAAACCAGAGCTTGCACTTAATCGTGAAGTCCTTACTACGCACTCTTTTAATTTAGAGACTACTCCAGCACAAATTGTGTGGAGTAAAAAAGAAATGGATGTAGCCGAAAGACAAGGTTTTATAAAATCGGAAGCAGCTCTTACTTATAGGTTAGCCGTTGATGCGGAAGTGCAAAAAGAAGCGGATGGTTACCCCACAACTCAGTACGACACTTCAGCCGTAGCTGCTGCTCAAGCAACATATGAGGCTAAAGTAGATGCAATTAATGCGGCTACTACGCATGACGATTTAGATGCCATTTAAAAGGCAATGTTATGAATTTATTTTTTTCTTACAATTTAAAGGTGGATTGCGCTTATATTATTCGAGTCAAGGGGCTTGAAGATTCTGAACGCAAATCCGCAGATTGTGCAGCTTCTTGTGAACAGGTGGGACAACAGTACGAGTATTGGGAGGCTTATAATGGAGTTGAAGGTGAGCTAAAAGCCCCAAGTCATCACAATCCGATTATGGACTGCATAAAAATTATTGATCATTACATGACAAGAGGAGAGGTTGCTTGCGCTCTTTCTCATATTTCATTATGGGCTAAATGCGTAACTGAAGATAAGCCGTTAATAGTGCTAGAACACGATAGCGTCATGGTTCAGCCGTATACACAACACGCAGTCTACAATTCTATTTGTTATTTAGGCAGCCATGAGCAAGTAAAAGAAGGGTGGGCGGTGCAGCCAACGCCACCCCATGCAAGCGAAGGTCCAAATTATCATTTTATTTGTCGCGCTCATGCCTATGCTATTGACCCTGCGGTAGCTAAAAGTATGTTGGCTTACGTTATTAAATATGGGCTTACAGGGCCGTTAGATATTTTATTAAGAGCTGATTTATTCCCTATCCATCAAATGGGTGTTTACGCTTACAACGAATGGGATGGCGATAAATTAGATACGACTATTAAAGGGAGGCCACTAGAAGGCCGAAGCACTACCCGTAACGATGATTTAAAAATATGAGAAAGTGTGTGGTGTTACTTACTGGTTTACCCAATAGCGGAAAAACAACGCTGGCTAAAGCGCTTGTAGCAAAGCATGGTGGCTCTCACATTAATGCTGATGAGGTGCGTGCAGCGGCAGATGATTGGGATTTTTCTTTAGAGGGACGATTAAGGCAGTTTAACCGCATGAAAGCTGCAACCGAAGGCAAAAAAGGGCTGGTTTTTTTGGATTTCATTTGCCCTATAGACGCATGGCGTAAAAAACTAAACGCTGATTTGGTGGTCTGGATGGATACTATTCAGCTTTCTAAGTATGAAGATACCAATAAAGTTTTTGAGCGTCCTGTTAATTATGATGTGCGGATAAGCAGTTTTGACCAAGAAATGGTTGAGCTTGTCGGCTCGAAAATAAACCGAACTTTTGACAATCAGGCTCCAACGGTGCAGATGTTAGGGCGTTGGCAACCGTGGCACGACGGGCATACGGCTCTTTTTGAAAGAGCAATTAAGAAAACGGGGCAGGTTGCGATAATGATCCGAGACTTGGGTGATGAAAATAATCCGTTCTCCCTTGTGCAAACCACTGAAAATATAGAGCAAGGTCTGGCTAAATCAGGGTGGAAACTTAATGTAGATTACATTGTCCTTTCTGTCCCTAATATTGTAGACATTAGCTATGGCAGAAAAGTAGGGTATACGTTTACTGAACATGATCTAGGCGAAGAAATACACACGATCAGCGCAACCAACATTAGGAAAAAGATGGGCGTATGAATACTCTGATTCCAAAAATAATACATCTCTCTTGGAAAGATAAAAACTTACTTGAGAGCGACAGTCCGTTAGTAACGGAAGGTGTTAAAAAACTTATTGAGTTGAACCCAGAGTGGGAAGTAACGATTTATGATGATGCAGAAGTAGACGATTACTTAAAAGAGCAATTAGAACCACAGCATTATGAATTAATCAAAGATAAACACATAGTCCAGAAAACAGACCTTTGGCGTTTAGTCAAACTGTTTATCGAAGGTGGTGTTTATATGGATATAGATCGTTTTTGTGATACTAACTTTGACAATTTGTTAGAAGAAGGGGTTAAGTGGGTCTTACCTATATGTAGAAATTATGATTTTTCGCATGATTTTATGATGACAGCACCTAAAAACCCCGCGTATAGATATGCGGCTTCTTTGTACGTGCAAAGGTTAATAGAAGGGCACGATAATATTTATTTTTTAGGGCCACAAACTTACATGAACGCAGTTACTAAAGCTATATGTGGCGAGATGATTGATCCCGACCCAGAGGCAGAAGTTTTTGAAAGGATTAAACAACAAGCCAGTACTAGCGGATTTATAAAAATTTACGATGAAGACCCGCCATATGATACTGTTATCTATAAAAATGGTGCGCTGAAGTTAGATTGGGAAACAGAAAAACGTAAGCTCTACAAAGAGTTTGGACTAAAACATTGGACAGGTGACTGGTAAGTATGAGTCATGGTGTTATTCATATTGATTGTAAGCATAGGAGGACAAGACGTATCACGCTCATGTGAGCAAGCCTTATGTTTTCAGGATATTAATAGATGTCTGTATTTTGCTGAAAAAATAAAACAACAACCGGACACCCCTGATATTAACGCATATTGCCAGCCAATAAATACAGACGAAGAATCGAGGTGGTACAAATGATTGGTGAAGCTCTACTTGCAATAAAAGCCTTAGACTCTGCGTTTGTCGTTGTGCAAAGTGCTATCGCCAAGAAAAAAGAAGTTGAAGACATGGCGGGAGAAGTAGGCCGTTTCTTCACTGCAAAGAAAAAAGTCGAGGAGCATATAGCTAAAGCTCGACAGGCAGGTAACGATGATTTGATGGTAGGCTCTGCGTTAGAAGAAGCCATCACCATTGACCAACAGCAGGAACGTATTGAGAAGATGATGGATAAAATACGCGATCATTATTCGCGTAAAGGTCAAACGCACAGATGGGTAAAGATTAAGGCAGAGGCAGCTAAAATTGAGAAAAAACGAGAAGTTAAAAGGAAACAAAAAGCTGCGGCTCAAAGAGAAGAAGATGTGTTAGTTAGACAACTAGCAACAGTGTTTGCATGTGTAGTAGGGGCGGTTATTTTTATCTTTGGTGCAATATTTTTAATTTTTGGGATAGGTGGCGAGTAATGAAACTAGACCCCGTTTTACTTAATATGGCGTGTAGTTGGGCGATGAAAGCCTACAATGATGAGAACAAAGATTCTATAAAGATAGAAAGTAAACTTACTTCTACTACAGTCTATGTAGCAAAACGTAAATCCATAGACATCATAGCGTTTCGTGGGACGCAACAGGGGCGTGATTGGCTTACCGATGCGTTAGTAGTCCCAGTACCTTACGTAGGTAGGTTGTGCCACGGCGGGTTTACCGCAGCTCATGCCTCTGTTTGGGGTAAAGTCAAGAAGCACCTAGATATGAAGAAGCGCACTTTAATATGTGGGCACAGTCTTGGTGGAGCGTTAGCAGAGCTAACTGCGGCTAAATTGTGGAAAAAACACCCTAATATTAATCTGGTAACTTTTGGTAAACCTAATGTGTTCTTCAAAGGATTCAAGCGTCCTATGGAACTGGATAACCAGATTTCTTGTGTGCAAGGTTCAGATATGGTGGCACGCATACCACGTCTTTGTTATGGCCCCTCTAGGTCGCAGACTATGCTGTACTTTGCTAATTCCATGCAAGATTACATAAACCCTTCAAAAGAAGTTAGGAAGGAAGACAAAAGCCTGAAAGATGCTATTTCTGACCATTTTATGGAAGGGTATAAAGAACGACTAGGGATATTTTTAGATGCCCAAGACAAGATACTTAACCCAGAAGAAATGAAAGAACTTAACAAAATGATTGACGAGGTTGAAAATGCTTAGAATCGCTGCGTTATGTGTACTAATGGCGGGATGCTCTGTATCCGAGGAAATGATAGCCAACAAGGAATTATACTGCTCCGGTGTCTACAAAGGCATACGGGCTGTAGGGCGTGTCACTACTGAGGTTACGACAGGCATCCGAATCCCAGACGTTTGTGATACGATTGACGAGATCGTGGAGGAAGACTCCACGGGAAAGTAATTAACGAACTAGAGGCACTTATAAAAGTGTATTTGCTAATACAATGAAATTCGGTGGACTACTCAAATCTCTTGCCCCTACTATAGCCAGTGCAGCAGGTGGGCCTATGGCGGGTATGGCAGTCAAAATGGCTGCACAAAAACTAGGCGTACCCGAAGCTACTGCTAACGAAATAGAAGACTTAATCGAGCGAGAACCAGAAAAAGCGGTGCTTCTCAAGGAAGCAGACAATGACTTTAAAGACCGTATCCGAGAAATGGAAATTGATCTGGAGTCATTTAAAACCGAAGTAGAAGACAGGCAACACGCGAGAGAAACTTTCAAAAACGATTGGACACCAAAAGTGTTTGGGATATTGGCGTTACTGTTATACGGAGCCTATGTAATGGCTGTAACTATTATGCCCCACGATCAGAATGACGAGACTATTATCTCACTGGTGTTAGGCCAATTAAGCGGTATTTTGGGGACTATGGCAGCTTTTTGGTTCTCTGGGTCTAGTACGAAATGAGTAACATGAAAAAGTTAATCGCCATGTTAAAGCGCCATGAGGGTGTGGAAACTCATGCTTATGAGTGTTCTGAAGGAAAGATTACTGTTGGGGTAGGTAGGAATATCGACCAACGGGGCGGCATGGGTTTGTCTGAAGATGAAGTAGAATATTTGCTTGAGAACGATATTGAACGTGTTATCAAGGAGTTAGCAGAAGAGTACGCTTGGTTTAATGCGTTAGACGATGTACGTAAAGATGCAATGATTGATATTAGCTTTAATCTTGGAGCAACAAGATTGAGAGGTTTTAAACGTGCTCTGGCTGCTATGGAAGAGGGGAACTACAAGGTAGCTGCTACTGAGTTCCTAGACTCACGTTGGGCTAAACAAGTAGGTGGTAGAGCGTTAGAGCTTACTGACTTAATTAAAACAGGCGAGTATGTAGAGTAATGCCTTACAAAAAAGTACAGTTTAAAGCAGGAGTAGACCGAGAAAACACCCGTTATGCGGCTGAAGGTTCTTGGTACGAAACTGAAAAGGTGCGGTTTAGAAGGGGATTGCCCCAAAAGATAGGTGGTTGGGAGCGATTGTCTGCTAATACTTATCTAGGAGTAGCACGTTCTTTGCATAACTGGGCTACTTTGAGTCTTCAGAATCTTGTTTCTGTAGGTACTAACCTTAAGTATTATATTGAAAGAGGCGGTGCTTATAACGACATTACCCCTATTAGAGCTACCACAGCGGCAGGAGATGTTACTTTTGCGGCTGTAAACGGCGATGCAACTATTACTGTTACGGATACTGCACATGGAGCGGTTGTTAACGATTTTGTTACTTTTAGCGGTGCTGCTACTCTGGGTGGAAATATTACGGCTGCTGTATTAAACCAAGAGTATCAGATAGCAACTAAAGTAAATGACAATTCCTACACCATAGAAGCTAAAGATACCTCTGGTAGTACAGTTACTGCTTCTGCGGGAGACTCAGGTAATGGAGGGTCTAGTACTGTAGGTACTTATCAGATTAATACTGGAAACGAAATAGAAGTTCCGTTTACTGGTTGGGGTGCAGGTACATGGAGTTCAGGTACATGGGGTACAGGTGGCACTACCCTTGCTGGAATGCGCCTTTGGAGTCAAGCTAACTTTGGGGAAGACTTGTTCTTTGTCCATAGAAACGGTGCTTTATATTACTGGGATGCAAGCAGTGGTGTTACCACAAGGGGAGTGTTGGTAAGTTCTCTAGGAGGTGCAGCGCAAGTGCCCACTGTGGCTAATATTGGCTTTGTATCAGATGTATTCAGGTTTGCCTTTTGTTTTGGTGTAAATGCTGTAGGTAGTTCTACTTTAGACCCTATGCTTTTACGGTGGTCTGACCAAGAAGACATTGCTGATTGGAATCCTACTGCTACTAATCAAGCGGGAAGTCTTAGTCTTTCTGAAGGCACAGAAATCATTCAGGCTGTACAAGCACGTCAAGAAATATTGGTATGGACTGATTCAGCTATGTACGGCCTACAGTATCTAGGTGCGCCTGTGGTGTGGGGTGCGACCTTACTGGGGTCTAACATTACCATAGCCAGCCCTAATGCAGCCGTTTATTCCAATAATATCGCCTACTGGATGGGTACAAGTAAGTTCTATTACTACGACGGTACAGTTAAAACATTGCCTTGTTCGGTACGTAGTTATGTATTTGACGATTTTAACAGTGAGCAAGCGGAACAAATTGTTTGCGGGTCAAACGAAGAGTTTGATGAGATATGGTGGTTTTACTGCTCCTCTGGGGTGACTCGTAATGACCGTTATGTTGTGTATAACTATGTGGAAAACATCTGGTATTACGGCACGTTATCACGTTCAGCGTGGATGGACTCCGACTTACGGGATTTCCCAATGGCTGCTACGTTTGATGGCAAGTTAATCAACCAAGAGAAAGGCGTGGATGATAACGAAACAGGTACTCCAGCAGCTATAACAGCCAGTATTACCTCTTCCCAGTTTGATTTGGATGACGGTGACAGATTTATGTTAATAAACAAGATGTTACCTGACTTGACCTTTGAAGGTTCTACCACAGGTTCTCCCAGTGCCACGGTTAGTTTACTACCGTTACAGGATTCTGGGTCTGGCTATTATAGCCCTGCTTCAGTAGGGGGTAGCGACAGTGCGGCTGTTACCCGTACAGCTACAACACCGATAGAGGCTTTTACTGGCATAGTGGATACACGAGTACGGGGTAGGCAAATGTCGTTTAAGCTAGAGTCTACGGCGGCTGGGGTTACTTGGAAGCTAGGTATACCACGTTTAGAAATGCGTCCTGATGGTAGGAGGGGCTAGTGGCTAACGACCTTATAAATCAGGTTACTAACCCAGCTCTCCCCGTTGCTCCAAGGGGAACCTCTCTAAGCACTTACCTAGATGATTTAAACAACATTTTACGTTTGTTTTTCAATGGCCTAACAAATACTGTAAACTTGTTGTCTGGAGATTACGGGGGCCGTTTTATTAGCACCCCCAATGGTAAGTTTTTCTCCACAGTCGATCAAAATGCAGGGTCTACGGGTACTGCATACGCCATACAGTTTGAAAACACGTATCTTGGCGAAGCCATGAGCGTAGCGTCTAACACCCGAATAACCCCAACCTATTCAGGGGTTTACAACTTTGAAGTGTCAGCTCAGTTAACCAGTAGTTCAGCCGCCGCTAAAACAGTTGACGTTTGGATAAAAAGAAGTGGTACGGATGTTACTAATACTGCCAAACAGCATGTGTTATCTGGGTCAGGCAGTATAGATGCAATTAACTATAACTTTACGATTGATGTGCAAGCAGGGCAATACATAGAGATTATGTGGGCAACTAGTGATACAGATGTAAGCCTTAACCATCAGGCCGCTTCAAGCCCAAGACCTGTAGTACCATCAGCGATTGTGAGTGCGTTTCTAATTTCAGCACTCCCAGAAACTTTACCGTAGGTAGATATGTCTGATCCAATACTAACAGACGAAGAAAAAGCAAAAATGATTGCTGCAACCGGAGGCATAAACTTTGGCGGCAGTGGTGATTTTATTTTCGGGAATAACCTACCTAATAGGGATTACGGAAATATTGCGGGGCAAATTTTTGCACAACAACCCAGAGACTTAGGTAACTTAGGTGTAGATTTAAATGCTAACAGGGATGCACTGGATGCGTTGGTTGATGCAGGGTTAGTAGATTTAGGGTCTATGGGAATTATGGGGCCTATGGGTGGTATGGGAAGTTCTGCACCTGCCATAACTGAACAGGATCAAATAGACGCTGCACAAAGATACGCAAACTTAGTATTAGGGCCGCAACCTACAACAGCAGAACAATTTGCTGATATAGAAAAAGCAAAACAAGCCTTAATAGATTTAAATGTAAGTAGAGAACAAATTGAAGCAGCTACAGTTACTGATATTTTTGGAAACGAAAAAAGTGTGGATACTTCCCGTGGTATATCAGGAGTTATGGGGCCAACAGTAGGTGGAGCACTGGGGGGTATTGCTGACACAGTAATTGACAAATACGGGACAGGCGCACTTAAAGCATTGGACGCTTACATGAGCCTTTTTGGTTATGATGCAGATGATCTTTTAAAAGATAGCTCCGTGGCTTTTAACCCCCTTGCTCCGGGCGCTACTTATATTTTTGGGGAAGACGGTAAAGTCAAAACAACTCCTTTAGGAACAACTTCTGCTGGAAATCCTGTGGTGTTAGGTGGCCCAATAGGTGCAGCGGGGTCTGTAATTGGTGATTTAGCAAGGGGGGATATAGACATAGCAGGGATACCCGGAGCTATAGTAGATGCAATAGGTGGCCCAGCAGGTGCAGTTCAAACGGTAGCTGGTGCATTAAATGTTGCTGATGACACCGAATCCAAAGATAAAGTTAAGGTAGACGCTACAGGAGCGGCAGCAGCTTCTCTTTTAGATAATGATGATGATAAAGATGAAACAAAAACTGATGCAGCATCTACAGCATCTACTGATAAAGCGGAACCAGACGCACCAAAAACAGGTGGGGTCGGTATACCTGAACCAGAAGCACCAAAAACAGGTGGAGTCGGTATACCTGAACCAGAAAAACCTTTTACTTATGAAGCTGACCCAGACAGACCTTTTACTGTAGAAGATATGATGAGGATAGGTGGTTTCGGTCAAGTTGACAAAGAACCAAAAGTTGATACAGGAGATGCGCCCAGAGCTAAAGTCTTAGACCTACCAGACAAATCTATAAAAACTAGTAGTGGTGGAGCTGCTGCTGCGGGTGGAGCTGCTGCTGGCGGTGGCGGTGGCGGTGGAGGTGGCGGTGGGATGCCCGCAGGTGGCGGTGGGACACGGACAATTTCTGGTGGTCCCGGCCCGCTAGTCGATATAGACTATCTATATGATATGGCAGGAAGTTTAGCTCAACCTTTTTTAAGTACAGAAGATGAAGACGAGGAAGACCTTAAAGTTTACGCGAAAGGTGGTGGACACGTGAAAAAATTTAGTAATGGCACGCTAATACAAAAAGATAGCAGTGGCTTTACCTTAAATCCTAATAGTGCTTTAGGTGGCGGTAGTGGCAGTAACACACAAGCCAAAGGTAAATTCAACTTCCGAGATTTTATTGACCAAAACGCATTAGGTATTGCAGGTGCTCTAGTGGGTGGTTTATTAGGCACTTCAGACAAGGGAAGCAGCGCACCCGTAGGTTACCAAGGTGGTATCCCTGATTACAAATTTAATAGAACACTAAAAGACAATGCGTTTAGCAATGTACTAGATGCACAAGGTAATAGAATTAACCCGTTAGCCGCTACAGAAACTAGCACTATGCGTAGGCCCGGAGGCATGGGCAGGTCTTACTTTGACTACGGAGATGAGCTTTTTACTGGGACAGGCACTATGCAAGGCGTGGGGCTTCCCTCTCTTGTAGAAACTGATACTACTGCTACTACTGATACTACTGCTACAGGTTTACCTCCGGGTCTTACGTATACCCCTGTAGATGATGTAGATACTACCGAAGGTGCGTTTGGTGGTGCGGGTGCTGTCGATACAGGGATTGGAGCTGTTACACCTACACCTGCTGCTACACCTACACCTGCTGCTACACCTACACCTGTTGCTGCACCTACACCTAGCGCCTATGACCTTTTAATGGCAGGGGCAGAACCTTCATCAGATAACATAGGCACAGTCGTAGATGCAATAAGACGTGGAGAAGCAACTATTCCACAGGTAGCAGGTAAATTTGATGCGGGAACATTAGATGTTGCGGAGGACTTGTTAAGGAACAGAGGGTTTACTCCTCCTGAAGTTGTAAAATATATGGGTCGAGAAGGGCTTACAGAAGAAGAATTAATAGTGCGTTTACTTGATGCAGGTAAGACCACACCTGAAGAAGTCGCTGCTTATTACAGTAATGATCCTAAGTTTGAAGGTATTACGGCAGATCAGATTCGGGACAATTTCAATACTAGTGGTTTCAAAGACCTTACTCGTGAATTAGCTCAAGGTGGCCCTTTAAATAACTACTATTTAGGTGGACCTACAGACGGTATGGCCGACCTTATACCTGCCAGTATAGATGGAACACAACCCGCCGCGTTAAGCGATGGGGAATTTGTAATACCTGCTGATGTCGTTAGTCATTTAGGTAATGGCAACTCAGATGCGGGGGCGAACCAATTAATGTCAATGATGGATAGGGTGCGTAATGCTCGTACAGGGACAACTAAACAAGGTACGGAAATAAACCCTACGAAAATGATGCCAGCTTGAGGTACTAAAATGTCAAACGGTAATTACACAGGATTAGAAACTTCATTATCTCCCTACGCTGGTCCTTATGTGTCAGAGATGTTGGGAAAAGGCGCGGCATTAGCCGATACGCCTTATACTGGTTACGGAGGACCATTGACTGCTGGCCCTTCTGCATTACAAAGTCAGGCATTTCAAGGACTTGCCTCGTTAGGAATGCCACAAGCATCAGCCGCAGGATCGTTTACGGGTGCAGGGTATACCCCCCTTACAGCCGAACAGTTGACTGAGGGAGCACAACCCAGTTTTACTCCTGCAAGTGACAATGTAGTACAACAGTACATGACACCTTACTTACAAAGCGTGCTTCAACCTCAGTATGACGCAGCTAGACGCGATGCTGAAATAGCACAACAAGCGGTGCAATCTCAATACAGTAAAGCAGGTGCATTTGGAGGTGGTAGACAAGCTATCGGAGAAGCAGAACTAGACAGAGGGCTTCTGGATAGACTAGCAGGTATAACAGGACAAGGTTACCAGCAAGCCTACACTGATGCACAAAATATGTTTGATAGGGATAGAGACTACGGACTTCGAGCCTTACGCGCTCAACAGATAGGCGGTGACGAACAACGAAATATAGAGCAGCAGGGAGTAATGGCTGACATAGCTCAGTTTGAAGAGGAGCGTGATTTTCCTTACAAGCAAACGCAATACATGCAGTCTCTATTGCAGGGTCTACCTATTTCAACACAGGCATATCAGTATTCTGAACCAAGTACTTTTAATACTGCTTTGGGCAGTGCAGGTGGCGTATTACAACTTTTCGAGCAACTGGGATTTTTAGGAGATAAAACATGAGGATGCAACAGGCAGGTATAATTGATCCCCGTGCGCTTCAACAAGCTCGACAGAATCCTCGTGTGCAGATGGCAGAAGGGTTGGCAAGCAGTGGTATTGCAGGTGCATTGAAAGAGCTAATTGATGACAGGGTAACAATGGAAGCGATGGAGCTAGTCGCCGCTGCCGATAGAGATGAAGCAGCAAAAATGACTGATAAGCCCAGCATCAAAGACAGTAATACACAGGGTATTAATCAGCTTGTGCAGACACTTGCCCCCGGAATGCAACTACGGAACAACCAGATACAAAAATCGCAAATGCAAAAGATGCTAGGTCTAGGCGGTCAACCTGCCCCCAATATGCGTATGGCTGACGGTGGGATTGTTGGGTTTGAGGAAGGCGGTAGTACCGGAAGAGATTTTACCAGAGGCAATAATTTTAGTCGCCATGAAGCTATGTATGGCCCAATACTCAGGAAACTAGGGGTAGGCCCAATGTATGACTTTGGTGGCGGGCTAAACGAAGACTTTATGAACAGGGCAAAGAAACGAGCTGCTGTAGAAAAGTATGGACCGGATGCTGCTATGCCAGTAGGTAGTAACCAACCTATACCTATGCTTATGCAAAAGTATGGCAGTAAAAGGGTAATGGAATTTTTTGACAGACAAAAAGAATTAAAAGAAGAAAGTAAGTCTGTAGCACCTGAGTATAGAGATGCTTTTAATGACAAAGAAGCTCTCTTTATATCAGACTTTTCTGACATGTTAGAGGATATAAACCAAGCTCAAAGTGGTTCCTTAGATATTAGTGAAGAAGCGGGAATGGGTTTATCTCCTATGGCTCCTATGGCCCCTATTCCTACTCCGTTAAACGCTATTAGAAGACCTCAAAAACTTTCTGGGATGGCAGACGGCGGTATCGTTGCACTCAAAGAAGGTGGCTTTCCAGACCTAAGTGGAGATGGAAAAGTTACGCAAAAAGATATTCTTATGGGTCGTGGTGTAGTGGATAAAGCACAGGGCGGCATTGTTGGATTTAATCCGGGCGGTTCTGTAGAAATAGATGGTAAACAAGTGCCTGTTTATCAACAGCAATTTAGAGATTTTACCGGGCCTTCAGACCAGCAAAAAGATTTTGAAGAGATTGTTTCATGGATACAGACGTACAATATTGAGCCTGAAATATCAAATGCTATATTGAGAAATCCAAATAGCGTGGCTGGGAATCAAATAGATACGCTTAAGCAAGTTTTAGTAGGGGCAGGAGGCCGAACTTTAGATGAAATAAACAACATAGTGGCTAACTTTCCTTCTCTAAGTGCAGGACAAAATGTTAACCCCAGAGGGGAACGTGACTTTTCACGTTTAGAAGATTCTCCAGAACCTCAAGGACTCATGGCGTTAGGTCAAAATAGGGCTAGAGAGAATGAAGAACGTAGACGTGCAACTCGATCACAGCCCATGACCCCAGAAGAAATAGCACGGCAAAGAGTTATGGCAGGTTTATCCTCTGGTGTTGAAAAACCCCCACTGTCTGAGTTTCAGCAAAGCCTAAGAGATGTAGGGGAGTTAAACGTAGAACAACAACTACTTGATGCTGAACAACGGTTATCGGATGAACAACGGGCTTTAGAGGATAGAGAAATAGATTTTCTTAATAAAGTTTCTGGTGAATCCGACAGAATGGCTGCGTTAAACTACGGAATTAACCCAGAGAATGCAAGAATGAATCCTCCTAATCTAAATATTGCTGGTAACATAAAAGATTTTGTAGAGGAATCTGGTTTAGGTAGTTTAGATTACGAAGGTTTTGCTAGAAGCATATTACCTAAAGCAACAGATGTTTCAACGAAAAGCACTGATCCATCGCTTGGTAGATATTTAGGTGCTTTTACTAGTGATATGTTTACAGGGCCGAGTAGAGCAATAGATGCGATTGTAGGTTCGGATTTTATTACCGACGTACAAGAAGGTTATTACGGAGAAGAACCCGGAACACGAGATGACGCTGAAATAGCTACAGACGTAATCCAAACTAGCCCGATAAGAGAAGAACCAACAACCACGCCAGATAATGTTGAAAAGCCTTCACGCACGGAAATAGATGCTGCGACTGTGGAGGCAATGAAATCAGAAGAATCTCCTACAGAAGTAGGACCAGAAACTTTTAGGACTGAGACTTTCCAAGAAACATTAGCACTTGATCCTTCTACTACAGGGTATGAAGAAAAACTCGATGAAATTATGCAACGAGCAAATAGTCCTACACGTATACTCGCTACTTTTTTGCAGGGCGTGGGAGAAGGTAAGACTATCGGGCAAGGACTGATGGCTGGAGGTAAAGCTATAGCTGCTGCTGAAAGGGCTTACGATGCACAAGAAATTCAACTACGCGGCTTGTTAGAGCAACAGCGTATAAGCCAACAGAATTTCAATATAAATATGCAGAAGATTGCTAACGAGAAAGAACAGCTTAGAATCATGGAAGACAACTACAAACGTACGGCTCAAGTTAGAAGCGCCTACAACGATATTTTGAGCACTTACTATGATGACATGATTAGCGCACAGCGTAGTAGAGATACGGCAAGTCTGATAAGCACTAGAGCTGAAATAGCAGCAGACTTTAGAGGTAATCCTATACTACATGAAGATGTCATCCGACAAGTAGCCCAGCAACAAGCTGGAGGTGGCTTAAATACTAGACAGCTTGATAAGTATATAGAACAACAGGGAGGTAACTCCGCTTTTATGGAAGCTGCGGAAAGTGCTTTTATTAACCAGTTGTTCCCCGGTTTAAGTGGGTTGGGTGGAAGTGTAGGTGCAGGAACAGGAGGAAATATTCAAATAGACCAAGAAACAAACGACTTAATTACTCAGTATACCCAATAAAATGGCAACTTTAGACCAACTTAGCCAAGCATTAAAAAATGCTCACGCTGCGGGAGATACAAACGCAGCAGAAAAACTAGCGGGTGTATTACAAAACCAAATTAGTAATCAAGTTCCCCCAGCTACTCCCGAATTAGGTTTAATGGACACCTTCGGGGGTGGCGTATCACGAGGCTTGTCCCGTCTAGGTTCCACCTTTACTGATATTATCCCTGCTATGGTAGGAAGTGCCGTAGGTGCAGATGAATATGCCCAAGAACAATTCGCTGAAGCAGCAGAAAAGCAACGAATAAGCGAACTACTTAATCCCACCCAGTTTGCTAGTTACAAAGACGTAGAAGGTATTGGAGACTTTACCCGCTTTGTAGGTGAAACTATTGGTGAGCAGGTGGGTAACCTTGGTCTTACTGTAGGCACAGCTTTGACAGGCGGAGCTGCCGCACCCGCATTGTTAGGGGGTAGAGCTTTAGCTACTAAAGCAGCAACAGAAGCAGCAAAAAAAGCAGCCGCTACTACGGTGGCTAAACAGGCCGCTACCGGACAACTAGCAGGTGCAGCTTTTGGTTCTTACGCCCTTAACGCACCCGAAGTCTTTGAAAACATCTACCGTGAAACAGGTGAAACAGCCCCCGGTACGGCTCTTATCTTTGGTGCAGGAGCAGCGGCACTAGACTCAATACTACCTGCTGCACTAGCGCGTAATATCTCTGGCCCTATGAAAGCAGGGATAGTCACTAAGTTACTGGAACGTTCGGGTATGCAACAAGGTGTGCTGCGTTCGGGTACTGCGGGACTGTTCTCTGGTCTAGGCGTGGAAGGCATAACAGAAGGCGCACAAGAAGGCATCAGTATAGCGGCTGAAAGATTCATTGATGACAACCCTGACGTGTTCGGCAGCAAAGAGTTTGACCGGATAATGGAAGCAAGCGTTAGGGGTGCTGTAGCAGGTGGAGGCTTTGGTACTGTTGGCGGTGGTGTACAAGGTGCTAGGGAATCGGCTGAAACTTCTAGTCGTTTGCGCGACATGAAAGAAGCGGAAGAACTTAGACAAAAAACTGAAGAGAAATATGGAGGACAACAAGAGCTTCCTTTTGCAGCTCCCGTTACAGAAGACCAGTCTCGTCAGGAAAGACAGGAAAGTTTGAAGGTTATGCGTGGTCAAGCCGCAGCACAACAAGCTAGAGAAGAAACTTTAGCTGTTCAGGAAGCAGAACAGATAACTCCTATAGTCTCTAAAGCGGCTGCATTAGAAACAGCACGGCGCAGAAATTTAGATGTGCCTAAAACAGGCACTGTTAAAGGGTTAAACAAAGAACAAAAAGAAATAGTAGAGCAAGTACGACGTGAAGAAACCGAACGTATTTTGTACGAAGATGCTATTGCTGAATCGCAAGCTACAGGAGTTGAGTTTGATCCTACTAAACCTTTTGGACAACTTAACCCGCAAGAACGTGAACTATTAGATACATTAGCAGATAGACGTAGGGGTAGAAAAGGTAAACAACAATCTGAATTGTTTACGGGTAAAGGTGAAATTGAGCCTAAACTAGAAAGAAAAGCAAAAGCGTTTGACAGAGAGCAAGCAAAAATAGCGAGAGAAGCAGAACAAAAACGCAAAGCACAAGAGAAACTTGACGCACAACGACGTAAGCAGTTGTTAGGCGCGAAGCAATTAGACTTACCTTTAGAACCGTCTAAGCAAGAACGTGCAGTTAGACAAGCCAACCTTGAAGATGTTGTACGAGAAGAAGCGGAAGGAATAGTCGATGCAAGGTTTGAAGGGCAAAGCAGACCCGACAACTTTGAAGATTTAGTGGAACAAGAAATAGAGACAATAAACCAACGTTCTTTTGAAGGACAAGGCGATGTGTTTGCAGGTATGCCAGAGGGTGAGATAACTCGTGCTCCTGCTATAGGTACAGCACTTAATGACTTCCTAGCAGAAAAAAACATACCCGTTAATTCTGCTACAAAAAAAGCCTTGGCAGGTAAAGATTTGGCTGTACCTGAACAACGCCAAGAAGCTGTTAATGAGTTAAATACAGTCCTTGAAAACACTAAAGGTAAAGAACCTTACAAGAAAAAAATAGATGCAGCCATTGTTGCCTTGGGCGGCACACCTGTTCAAACCACAGAAATTATTGCTGATATTACAAAGGATCAACTACGAGCCGTAAATGAGTTTGTAGATGACATACTTGTACCCAAAAAACGAAAAACTAAAACTAAAACTAAAGCGAAGTCAACAAAACCTGTTGTTACTAAAAGTTTTGCTGATGAATTAGCACAAAGTTCGTCACTTACTGAGGGGGCCAGCACAGGGACAGGGACAGGGACAGGGACAGAGACAAAGAAAACAGGCCAAACAAGTGTTTTTGACCGTAGGGGTAAAACATCATTTAACAAACCTACCTACCAAGGCAAAGCACTTAACAGAGCGCAACGACGTATGGCTGAGAGGGGTAACTTTAAGCAACTACTAAGTGACCTTATAAACACTCAGCCTAGAGAAATACAACAAGTACTGCGTAAGATACGTTCACAGAGCTTGGCTACCAAGCTAGTCATTGGTGCTACGCCAGAAGGCACAAGCGGGTACTATGACGCTGCAACTGACACTATAGTTTTAAATCCGCAGGAAGGAGTTTTTTCAGGGCTTACAGAGCACACGTTTTTGCACGAGGCAACCCACGCCGCGTTAGCACAAGCTCTTAATAACCCAGACTTACAGATAACTAAAGACTTTTTTAAGTTCTATTCTGATATAAAAGATCAGATGGGAGATATGTACGGTGGTCAGGATTTACAAGAGTTTGCCGCAGAATTAGTAGGTAACCCTGAGTTTCAAGCACTACTTAAAGATACTAAAGCACCGGATGCTCCAGCTAGTAAAAATCTGTTTCGCTCTATTATGGAAGCCATTGCACGTTTCTTTGGTTTTCGTCCAAAACAAACCGCGTATGCCAAAGGCTTAGATTTTATAGATAAAGTACTCGATGTATCACAAGACGTAGAGCCTACTTTATTTGATCGTCTATTAATGGGTACACCTCAATCAGCAGGTAATGCACTTCGAGATGCTATACGTGGTGTACCTACTTTAGCAGGTAAAAACAAAGAACGTGTGTTAAATACCTTATCTCGATCAGGTGAATTAATGAGTCGGGCTATGGGTGTGTTACGTATGCACGACTTTGCTAAGTTGTTTGCAGGTACAGAACTGGGAAGGGTAGCTGGAGAAATACGTGACATTGTGCTGCAACGTCAAGCCAGTGTAGAAAAAACAATAAAAGACTTACAAACAGCCTTTAGAAGATACGACAAAGTACGTAAAGAGCATACTGAAGATTTTGCTAAGTTAGGAGGTATTGCTTTTAAAGCTCGTGAAAAAGCATACGATTTAGTAAATGTGGATGGTAAAGAGTTTGACTACAACAAACTAAACGCAGAACAAAAAGCCGAGTTTAACAACCTTAAAAACCAGTTAAACAACTTACACCCAGATGTACAAGCAGCTTACAAAGAAATGCGCGAAACGTATCGTAAGATGTATGAGGCGTATAAAACAAAAATTTTATCGTTAGCAGAAGAAAGTAAAATAAAAGACTTAGAAAAACAATTTACACGAACTCATTCGGCTGTAGGGTACGTTCCTTTTTTACGGCATGGTGCGTATTATTTAGAGTTTAACTCTACAAACCCAGACGGAACAAAACGACGTGAAGTAGTGAGTTTCTCATCTCCAAGGTTACGTGCTCAATATATTAAAGATAATAATATTGCATCTAACCAAGTAGTGCGTGAATTTAAGAACTTAGAAGAAGCGGTGTACAACCAAAAGGATCACCCAGATTCAAGTTTTGTTGTACAACTAATGAACTCCACTGACCCTAGCTTAGATGCAGCCGCTAAAAATGCTATTTACCAAGGCTATCTAGCTGCTTTTCCAGAACATTCTTTTATGAATCGTTTGCGTAGAGCCAAACTTACACCGGGTGCTGATACAGATTTAGCCCGAAGTTTTGGAGATACAATGGTGAAATGGGCGCGTAAGGAAGCTGCCCTTGAGTATATCCCTAAGTTAACTGAAAAGTTTGATGAGATGGGTAGGTTAGAAGTAGGTACAAACCCAAGGCAACAGGCAGCTAGGGATGCCATAATGCGTAGAAAAGATTTTACTTTGAGTCCTAACTACGACAATTTGACCAGTATCTTTGCAACCGGAGCATATAACTTATTTTTGTTTGGTAACATTTCTTCAGCCGCAGTTAACACAAGTGCCATAGCATTGCTTTCTATGCCTTTATTGGGTGGACAGTATGGGTACGCTAAAGCTAATGCAACCATAGCGAGAGCTATGAAAACTGCAATGCCTTCCTTACAGAATTTTAACAAAGATACTTTTACATTTGATGATGCACCGTGGACAAAAAACCAACGTTACGCCACGTTACTTGACACTTTGGATAAGTATGGGCAGCGTCAACACACTATGCAAAGAGAAATATTAGAAGGCGCTAAACAAGCAATGGACGACTATAGTTCCTTTGGGGCTAAAGTAATGAACTTGGGTAGCATACCTTTTACAGTGGCGGAAGAATACAGCAGAGCTACAACAGCTATTGCCGCATACGATCTGGCATTGGACGCAGGTAAAAGTCAAAAAGTAGCTGCTGAAGAAGCCGTTAAACTTACAATGGATGTGCATACTTCAGGTATGGCAGCAGAAGGGCCGGGCTGGTTACAGCATGGATACGGACGTGTAATGTTTACGTTTAAAACCTTTATATGGAACAGTGCATCTATTACTGCCCAAGCCATGAACGCTTCGTTGCGTGGAGAAAGTGCAGAGGTGCGAAAGCAAGCTAGGAAACAAGTGCTTGGCATCTACATGGTAAGTGGTGCGTTAGCAGGAGTAAATGGTTTACCCTTTTTTGGGGCTGCTGCTACGTTTGCCAATATCGCAAATGCTTTGCTTGGGGATGATGAAGAACCTTTCAATGCACGAGACTTATCTAGGGAATTTATGGGCGACTTCTTATTCAAAGGCCCACTAAACTATGCTACTAACCTTGAAATATCTAATCGTGTGGGGATAGCTAACGGTTTACTGTTTAGAGAAGACCCGTACAGCGTCGAACAAAACGGTTTGTTAATGACAGCAGTGATGCAATCTACAGGGCCAGTGGGTAGCTTTGCCTTAAACTTAGAGCGTAATGTGCCTAAACAATTAGAGAGGGGAGAGTATCTTCGCGCCATAGAGTCTATGTCACCTAGTGGATTGCGTAACTTATTTAAGACAACTAGGTTTGCACAAGAAGGCGCACGCACCGCTAATGGTCAGCCTATAATGGAGGACTTTAATGGGTTTCAACTGGCCCTGCAAGCTTTTGGTTTTACTCCTGCTGAACTGTCTAACCTCTATGAAAATAGGTCAGCAGCTCTAAATTTCCAAAGTAAGGTAAGAGCGAAAAAACAAAAAATACTTAAACAATATTATTTAGGAGTAACCACAGGAGATCGTGGCTTACAACGTAAAGCCCTAGCAGATTACAGAAAGTTTGCGCGTAACTTTCCTTCTTTAGTTAACGAAGACACACTTGCACGCTCTTTTAAATCTCGTGCTAAATCGGAACAAGAATTATTGTATGGTGTTAGGTTTGACAAAAATTTATTGCCAGATATAGAAGAAAGATTTTTCGACGATTAAACCCGCCACACACGAATCCCCCGGACATCATCTTCTATAACTACTTTAGTAGTCACAGTGTACTTAAACTTCCGGGTTTCATTAACGATTATAGAACGCGACTTCTTGGGGTCTAAGCAAGGGATGAAAAAAGACCACCCCTTCTTAAACTTCTTCCAGTTTATCTGATACGTCACCTTCTCCACTTCCACCTTCTTTCTGCTCCTCTACCATTTTATTTACATCTACAAAGTCCGAGTGGGTGCAGTCAAAAATCACACAGCGTACGGCTGATGACGTAATAGACATACCTTTAGACAAACGTTTATTGTCTGTGCCTTTGCACATACCTGATGCTGTTTCCTGCTTGATAAACGACCTGTAATCCACTTGATAATCCATGCAGTCTTTCTTGAAGTTAGACACAGGGATAAACATGAGCCTCGTATCCGGTTCATAACGTATGATAAGTTCGCCTCGTGGTTCAACGTCCGGTGCTTTAGGCTTCTGGCTGCGCTTATCTATGTCATCGTTGACTACCAACATGTTGTGGATATGTCTGTTAATAAAATCTCCAACAATAGCACCCCCATTGTTAACAGGTGCTTGAGTGTCCTTTTTCATTTCTGCGAGAACTGGCACTACTTCTTTGTAGATGCGCCCCATATCGTAGTCAATTAACTTCAGCTTCCGTGCAATTATGCCACCTGTTATGTTAGCAGCTATAATGGCTGACCAATTTCGTTCTCTACTGGTAAGTTTAAGTTCCTTGTCTATCTTCTGCTGTACCTGTTTTAGTAACTTCTTTACTTCATCCATGTCAGAGATAATGTACTGCATGTAATCAACAATCGCGTGACCATAGTTTTCGTTTAACTGATGGTCAAACATAGTCTTACCTTCCTCGGTAGAAATAATGTTTTGATTTGTGTAAGGGATACTAAACTCAATGATACGCATCATCTCTCCATCGGGAGAGTTCTTTTCTATCTCTAGCTTCTGATAAAACGATGCGTTAGATGTGGTTAATGAAATAGTATTCCAAGTAATTTTATTTACACGTAGTTTGTTTTCATAAGGGTCGCCCTTGTCTTTACCCTTTCCTTGTGATGCTAGGTAAGCAAACTGAGAAAGCACTTCTGGTTTCATGTTGGTAAGCTCGTCCATTGTGTTTACCACGTTGTTAAGTAGCCCTAGCTTAGTAA